TTTATTTTTTGTCCTAAATTTGAGAAAAATCCTTTAATGTTTTCCCAAATTTTAGCAACATAATCTAATATAAAATCAAAGGCTGAAGCAGCAGTTGACTTCATTGTCTCCCACAATTCTTTTAATTTATCTATTAGTTTAAAAAATACATCAACAGCTTTGTCCCTTAAACCTATGAAAAAATTACCTATATCAAGTATTTTGTTATATAAATAACTTCCTAACTCTGAGAACTTTGCCTTTATTAAATCCCAATTTTGTATTATTAGCTTTCCAACTGTAATAATTAAGCCTATTGGACTAAGCCACATAAATATTTTTTTACCAATATCCCATAGTGCTTTACCAAATGCTTTAATTTTAGCCCATAATGAAGCTAATTTAGCTTTTATTAAGTCCCAATTTTTTACTAATAATTGCCCTAGTTTTATTATTAAACCTATTCCTGAGAAAAGTAGAAACACTTTAACAAAACCTTTAATTTTTTCCCAAAGTGAAATTAATTTTTCTTTTATTAAATCCCAGTTTCTATATAATAAAACTCCAATAGCTATTACAGCTCCTATCCCAAGCATAATAGGACTAAATGAAAAAGCTGATAATGCTGTTTTTAATGCTCCAATTAAAACTATTACTTTATTAATTACAAAAAGCCCAGCTATTGCACTTGCCAAAGGAATTAAAACTTCTTTCCACTTTACAATAAAATCTATTACTTTTCCTCCAACAGTTATTATTTCCCCAAAAATATTGGATAGATTTTCTGCCCATTTAGTAAAAGTCCCATCTTCTTGAAGTTTTATAAGAGTATTAGCAAATGGAATAATAACCTTATCTCTAAGAATTTGAAATGGAGAGTTTTCAACTATATCACCAAATTCATTAACTCCTGCCAATGTTGAAAGTGCTGACTTTGCAGCCCCTGATATAGTTGATAATCCTCCTCTAAATGTTTTGGCTTGTTTTTCCATTGCTCCACCAAAACGAGAGTCCATCATTTCAAATAAGGTCTTATTAAATAGCTCTAAATCTTGAATTTGTCCCTTATTATTAAAGATTTCTAAACCTTTACTTTTTCCAAATTCAGCTATCATATTTTTAGTTATTCCAAATTCTTTTAATCTTTCAAGTTCTCCAGTTCTTGCATCAGCAACAGCTTCAATAGCCTGGTCAAAACTTTTTCCCATTCCTGAAGCCATATCTCCAATCATTTCTAAATATGTTCTATTAGTAGTCTTTAAAATTCTATCTCCTTCAATCCCATAAGATTGAAGTTTTGTCATTCCTCCAACTACCTCTTCTGTTTCAAATGGAGTTTTATTGGCAAATCTACTAGCCCAAGCTAGTTTCTTTCTTGCCATGTCTGAGTCCTTCAAAACAGTTTCAAGTGTATTTCTATACTGTTCAATATTCCCTGCTCCTTCAATAGCAGTTTTTAATGTAAAACCTGCTGCTAATGTTGTAGCAATTCTTTTTAAAACTCCTAAGAATGAATTAGCTTTTTCTTTACTATTTTGAAACTGTTGCTGGGCATAATTTCCAAAGTTTCCTAATCCTCTACGAAGTCCAATAAATCCATTTCTTAATTTTGAAATAGCAGGAAAGTTAGCTACAATTTTGGCTTTTAATGCACTAAAAGTTGAACTTATTTTATTTTTAAAATTGATTATACTTTGCTTTACTGAATTAATTTTACTTTTTAACCCATTAAATGCTGAACTTATAGAGTTCTTAGCATTATTCATGCTATTTTTTAAAGCATCTATTTGTGCATCAATTTTTTTTAAAGAATCAAGTCCATCTCCAATTACTTTAAAAGCCAATGTTAATTGCTCAAGCATAGCTAAACTCTCCTCCTTTCTAACTTTTATTTTTTCTTTTAGCATAATTAGCCCAAGCTAATTGTAAAAGCATATACTCCTCATAACATAATTCACCAACAGGTTTATTAAAGTATGAAATTTTAGATTCAAAGCAAATGTCAAACCTTCCTTGTTTAATTTCCCTTATTTTCTCCAAAGTTCTTAATGAATAAAAAGGGTGTTTGCTGAAATTCTGTAATAACATTTACCATTGTTAATAAAGCCTCTTGATCCATATTAAAAAATTCTATATCTCTTGCTTCAGCTGGTTGAGCTACAAAAGTTGTCAATAACTCTTTTGCTGTTGTTAATTCATCTTTTTTGGCTGAAAGTTTAAAAAATGTATCTGTTGAAACTCTTTCTACTCTGAAAGATCTGTCCATGGTTTTAAAATCTTTTCCAGTCATCATTAAATCAAATTCTAAAGCTCCTAAACCATCAGGTTTAAAAATTACATTTGAAACATTTTTATTTTTCAATTTTTCTAAAAATTCTTTATTTTTTAATTCTTGTTGTTCTTTTTTATCCATTAGTTTATTGCCTCCTTGACACCTGTACATACAAGTTTAAATTCTCTTGAATCAGATTCCCCATCATTAGGTAATTCACTTTTATTTACTCCAATCTCCTTTATAGTTACTCCTCTGTTGTATTTTGGACTTGAACTATCTTTGAAATATCCTGAACCAGTTACCACATTTTCAGAAGCATTCAAAAGTATTTTTTCATCTTCTGTCCCAACTGGTACAGTTATAGTTATTTCCATATTTGGATCAGGAGTATATATTATCCTTCTTTCTCCATAAATGCTTTTATCTGATTGTTTATATTGATCCTCAGGTGCTCCAACAGTCAAACTTCTCCATTTCTTAAAAGTATAGCCATTGAAAATAAAAGTTTTTTTACTTAAGTCAACCATTATTCATTACCTCCAATATCCTTATTAGTTTTCATTAATGTTAAATCAATGAAATAAGCCCAGTTTCTAAGTCTGAAAAGTACTCTTGGTCTTACAAGTCTTAGTCCTCTTTCTGTTGCAGTTTGATTAACTGGGAAAACTGTATATTGATATTTACCATTTAATTTTGCAAGTAAATTATTAGCCCCCATTTCTTCCATAACATTATTTAATGTTTCTTCTAAAAAAGCATAACCTTCCTCATCTTGTGGGAAACCCTTTTTAATCATAGCTTTTTCTAAATTTTCATTTAGATTTACAATGATACAATCAATAGCAGTTGTGTCATCTAAATAAGTTCCATCTGTTGCTTTTCCACCATTGGCTGTTATATAGCCTTCTGATGTTCTTTTTTCCACAAATGTAATATTATTTTTGGTAAGTTCAGGCTTTTTAGCTAGTTCAGTGTCAGCTGTTACTCCTTGTAACTCTATCATTGAGCTTCTATATCCTGCTCCTTTTGTTATTACTACTCCTGCATAAGCTGCTGCTTTATATTCTTTGTTAGTTTCATCTCTTTTTAAATTCCAAATAGGTACTATTCTATCAGATTTTAAAGTATCAGCTATTGGATAAGCCTTTACTTCTGTAATATAAATTTTTCTATTTTCAGTTAAAAATGAGCTTACAGCTTTCATAGTTTCAACACTATCAAAAGTTGTTATAAGTGCATACCATTCTTTATCTAAATTTTCATTTATAACTTCTTTTAACTTATCCTCAATTTTTTCTTGCCCAGTTACAGTAACTCCAACTATTCCAAAAAAGTCAGGTTTTAATATATTCCCGTCTCCATCTCTTTGTCCTAAAAACTTCTCCACTAATTTATATACTTTTGAATTATTTCCAAAATCATTGGCAACATCTTTAGAGTTCATATAATATTTAAAATCTGCATTCTTATCATTTGTAACTATAAGAGTTTTATTAAGTGCTGCTATTGTTAAATTCAATTCTTGTTCTAATGTTATTTTTACTGGTTCTCTATATACTCCCATTATTCTTTCCTCCTTGCTATTCTGCTTTTATGCTTTTCATTAACTAATAATTCTATCTCTTTTATTAGTTCAAGTTCTCTTTCTTTTGTTATCTTCATATATTCAAAAACTATGTCAAAACTGCAACGATATTCGTATTTAGCATTAATTAATTCATTTAATGATTTTATTTCACTACTTTTTACAACTCCAGCATCTATTCTTCCGATTTCTCTTCTTGCATTAAAAAGAATTAGCTCTCTTAGTTCAATTGAATTTTCCAAAGCCTCTTCTTGTGTTTCAGAATATACATCAAATTGAAGTCTTGCCATTATTCTATATTCAGTTGTTTCAAGATATTTTTCATCTTTTTTTATATATTCTCTTTCTGTATATCCTCTAAAATCAGCACTATTTATATTTAAAATTTGATAAGTTGCATAGGACTTTTTTGGAGGCTTTTTATCAGTAAAAGCTGGAATAATTTGGATATTACTCATTTTATTAAGTAGTTCAATTATAAGATTAATCATCTTTTGTACTCCTCTTCAAAATATAGCTTTTTATATCAGCTAAATAATCAAAGTCAGTTATTTCAATTATTTTAAATTCTTCTCCTCTTAAAATAGCAATATCTCCCTCTTTTAACTTTTCTTTTGTAAATAACTCCATATCTTTAAGAGTTACCTCTCCCTGTGGATAATATTTCAAGGTATCAGATGAAACAGGCATATATACAGCTTTTATAATATTTTCTTTTTCTTTATCAGCTATATATTTTCCCTTTTCCCATCTTCCCTCAGCTTTTGAAATAACTTTTATATTTGTTATGTGCTTACTTAATAAAATAACTTTATCCATTTTTATACATCCTTAAAATCTGACAAATACTCTATTGTTCCATTTTCGTTTACTATTTGATACCTAATTGACTTGATTAAAAACCTGTTATCAAGAAGTGGTTTTGTATTATTAGTCTGTCCATTCTTAGTTTTTATTTTTAAAGTTTTTGGATCATTTGGAACTGCCCAAGCATGAGCTGTAGCAATACTTTGAATTATTAAACCCCTTATAGTTTCTCCTATCTCCATAAGTGCTTCTTTTCCACTCTTTTCCCCTTTTATAACCTTCTTGGGTGCTGTTTGAATTAAGTTTGAAATAATTCCTCTGTTACTATCAAAAGCATTTCTCATAAAAGGACGAGCTGGTATATCAGAAGTTCCAAATTCATTCCATATTGCATAATTCAATATTGTTGTTTTTCCATCTTCTCCCATTAAACTTTTATCAATAGCTAATATTCCAATTTCTAATTGATGTTTTGCTAAGTATTCAATTTCTTTTAATGATTTAACTATCATATCTCTACAACTCCAAACAAGTCTTTAACTCCTCGTATAAAGTTATCAGATTGTTCTATTTTATTAAGAAAAGTATAGTTTATTCCTCTTATTCCATAACTCTTTAAGCCCTCAGCATTTGAAAGTTCTTCTTTAATAGTTGAACAAATAAACATTAAAAGATTTTCAGGTAACTCTTCATATCCAGCTATATATTCAATTTCTACATAAGAATCCACTGTAATTATTTCATCAAATATTACTTTTCTATTTACAAAACTGAAAGGGAGTTTTTTACACCCACTTTTAGCGTTCAATACCCTTTCAATTTTCTTTCTAGGTAAGAATACATAGTTTTTATTAAGTCCACTAACTAAACTTGTTATTTGCCCCTTTAAAAGCTCATAGCCTAATATTCCCTCTATTTTTTTTATTACTGCATTAATATAAAAATTTAAAAGTTTTTCATCCTCAATATTAGTGAGTATTTTAGCAATTTTTAAATCATATTTAATTCCCATGCTATCCCCTTGCTAGCATTGTAAGAGGGAATAATCCCTCTTAAATTATGCTTTTTTAACTATTTTTATAATGTTTTCAGGTAATTGAACTCCAAAACCTACACCTTTTTCCATGTAATATTTTGTGTATCCCTTAGAAGTTACTTTATCTTCTAATCTCATTGTCATAGCATTATTTTGAATTCCCATTACTGCTGTACTTAAATCTGCAAATACTCCAACAATATCTGTTCCAGCTGTTGCTGTATCTATTCCTTTAAGCTCTGCATTTTCTGAATCAACAAGTATTACTGGTCTTGACATTAATGTTCTAGTAGTCCCAGTGTCTAAATCTGTAAGATAAAAATCTTTTTGACTATTTTTAAGTTTTGCTATTCTTGCCCAAGTCTCTGGTGAAAAATACCATTTTGCTTGTTTTGCTATTGCTTCTTTCATTGAATAATATGCTGTTATTATAGAGTCAACAAATGTTGTGTCATCTGTTGTATCAAATTCAACTTTTTTCTTAACAGATGTATCTTTTAATATTCCTGTTGGCATATTTGCCCCTGTTCCACTAAATAAGGCATCTGCTAATCTTAAAGATAAAGCATATTCAACTCTTTTTAGTAAGAAATTAGCATATCCTACAAAATTCGTTGCTAATAATTTATTGGTAATTTTAGGCATTGCATATAATTGATGTATAGCAATATTCAAATTTTCAAGTTTTGAAGTAGTAGTTTCTTTTCTATTTTCTTCTTCTCCTACCCACCCAGTTTCTGGTAGTCCCGCAACTTCTCTTGGAATTGTAAGACTACCATCAGTTATTGGGATAAATGTTATATCTGTCAAAACTGGATTAATATCTGTTAATCTTTCCAAAATTGTATTAACATACTGCGTTTTTACAGCAGCAGTATTTGATGTGCTTGCAGGATCTGCAAAACTTACTTCTGTTTCCTCTGTAAAGACTATATCAGCTGATTTTCCAGTTTTTTCTACTGCTTGTATCATTGCACTAAATTGTTCAGCAGCTGTTACTTCTTTTCTAGTTGGTTTAAAATCTGCTTTTAAACCTTTAATAATTTCATTAAATTCATTCATTTGCTTTTCAATTTCAGCTTTAAATTCTCCATTTAATTCAGTTTTAATTTCTTCAAATTTTATACTAATTTCATTAAATTTTTCTGGTAATTCTTTAATTTCCTTTGATGTACCAGCTTCAAGTAATTCAGTTTTAAAATTTGCTAATAATTCAGCCATTAATAATTTTAATTGTTCCTTATCCATTTGTCCTATTCCTCCATTTTCTCTATTAAATACTCTTGTTACTCTACTTCCTTTTACAGCTCCTTTTGGAGTCAAACTTCCCTCATGAGCATTGAAATTATATATATCTATAAAATAATTATTTCCTTCTGATTTTTCCTTATATTCTTCTATAACTCCACCAACTGACATTTCAAATGAGGCGTGCATTTCTTTCATAAAAGAATAAAGTTTTGCTGCTTCTGGATTCAAATAATTCCCATTGGCATCCTTTGTCAAATGAAATTGTCCTATAACTTCAAACCCTTTTTCTGTTTCCTTTCCAGTCAAAGTTCCAATTGGCATTAATTCCCCATAATGGTTATACATTAAAAGTAATTTTTTCCCATCATTTGATTTCATACTTCCTTTTTGAAACCTATATACTCCTTTAGCAGCAGTATTCCCTTGCATATTTACAAGGATTCCAGTAAATTGTCCTTCCTTTTCGCTATTTTCTTTAAATTCTTGAAGTTCACAATTAAAATTAATTCCTTCATTATTCCCAAATGATACCTTTTTCTTTATCTTTTTTATTTTTTTTGGCATCTCTATACTCCTTTTATCTAAAAATAATTAAACAACTACATCTAACAACCTCAGAAACTGGTAAACTATCTTGATGTGGATATTCAGCTTCTATACCATCTTTTAATTTCCACTTATAATCTATATCCACCCATTTATTACTTATAGCTTTATGATGTGGTCTATATGTCTTTTTCCCTCCAACATGTATCCAGCATTTTTCTTTCATCACATTTTTAGCAGTTTCATAACTTGTTGTATTAATGCTTTTACTTGTTTCAGTTCTTGCTATTGTGCTAGCTCTTTGTTCTGTCATACCATTAATATTTTTTACGAGTTCTTTAACCATTTCATTATGTGATAAGCCTTCTTCTTGCCCTGTTGTGATTATCTTATTTAAAATATTTTTTGTTGTTGCTGTCATTTTAGTTGCTTGTTTTCCAGCATTTTTTATATTCCAATCTTTTAAAAAATAATCTCTAATACCTTTTATAGTTTTAGATTTTATCGTTTTCTTGTAGATGTTTTGAAAGCCTTTAAAAGTCTCCTCGAATGTATATAAGTAAACTACTTCAAGTCCCTTTTTAAATTTCTTCAAAAGCCATTCATAGTCAATATTTATAATCATTTTTACATCATATTTTTTTGAATTATCTTCAATTATTTTATCTCTTAATTCTATAAATATCTTTTCTATAATTTTCTTATTTCTTGCACTTAGTCGCCTTTCTAGTGCTTTAATTGCTTTTATCTTTTGAACTTCCTTTTTCATACATCTTCTTCTTTTTCTCCTTCTGTTGTGGCTGGTTCAGTAACTTCGTCTAGTGTCATATCTCCTCCACCAACAAGTAAGACATCTCCACCTTTTAGTTGCTCCAAACTTAAATCAGTGAGTGTTGATATAATTCTTCTGTATTCATTTATTGTCACTCTATTTTTCAATGGTTCTAACTTCTGAATAATATCTCCTATATCATCTTTTAGCTCATCAGCACCAGAAAGATCATAGTCTATATACTCTCCATTTTTTAAATAATCACTTAATAAATAATTAAGCCAATTTTTTAAATTATTAAAAAATGGTATTACTGCTTCCCTATATAGTTCTTTTTTAGCTTGCTTTCTATTCTGATAAGTTGAATCTCCTCCACCAACTAATTCAACTGGGACATCAGTAGCAATAGCAGCTCTTTCATGTGCCTTCTGTTCTGCTGTACTCCAATCAGCATCGATGGGAGCTTTTGAAGTATCTTGATATTTTAGACCTGATCCAAGTACCAAAGGACTTCCAGCATTCTCAGCTCCTGCGTAGTGAGCTGAATATTTACTTCTTATTTCTTCCCTATCTTCCTTATCTACTGCACCTTCTGTTTGAAGTATCCCTCCTGGCTTTCCTAAATTATTTGCCAAGCTCCAGTTCCATTTCCAAGCCTTGAATAAATAAGCTCCAAATATTGCTAATGCATTATGCTTACTTCTCCCTTGTCCTATTCCATTTCCACTAACTCCATCAATTATGTTGTCATAGTTTGGAGAACTAAGCCACATATAGTTTTTTAATTCATCCCCAGTTATTGTTTTAGCTGGATTATGGATTCTTATTTCCCTTATCCTTCTACCTTCAAAATACACTGTAAAATTATTTGGTGAGTGTATATATAAGTCAGGAGCAAGTGAGGGTAACCCTTTTATAAGCTCTAATAAAACACCATTATTTGAACCTTCTAACCAAACTATTAAATAATCTATAAAGTCTTGGAATGATGTATTTGGATTAATCATTCTAAAAATCTTATTTAAAATATGATTATCAACTTTTTTCTTGCCGTCTTCTTTTCCTATATAAATGCCCATTTCTATATTTTGACAAGCCTTTATCTTTTTCTTAATTGGCAGCATAAAGCCTGGCTGTTCCCATATTGTTGACATATATTCAGATGATTCAAAACTCTTCCCATCTCCAGTCATTACAGAACAATCTTTGAAAAACCAATTTTTAAAAATTTCTCTAATACTCATATACCCACTTCCCTTTTTTCATATCATTAGAAAATGCGTATCTTGTAGCGTCTATTGTATGATTGTTTGAATCACATAAGCGTGGTAATGGATTCCCTTCACGATCAGTGTCATAATCAATCATTTCAAATTCTCTTGATATATTTGGAGTCCTTTTTGGATCTATTACTATTGCTTCCAAATCAGAAAGCCATTTTTCTCCATATTCAACACTTCCAGCACCTTTTTTTGCTCCCCATGCACTTATGTCATATTCCTTTAATTCATCAATAGATTTGGGTTCAGCACTATCACACATAACCAGCTCATCATAACCTTTTGAAAGAATATAGTTTGCTAGATTTCTATTTTTTAAACCTACTCCATAATACTCATCTAGTGCATAAATAATGCCCTTCTTTTTGTCATAACCCCACCTAACAAATGCAAGTGGATCTACTCCATAACCCCAGTCAACTCCATTTCTAAATTTTTCAAGTCCTGCAATTTCTGTTGCTTCTATTTCTCTTATTTCCAAATTAGGAAATGGAACAAGCCCATTGCCTATTGGTTCTCCCATATATACAAGTCTATATTTTGTTTCATCTTTTGCTTTAACTGCCTCAGCTTCTTTTATAAACTCTTCTGATATATGTGGATTTTCTAAATAAGTTGAATGATGCACATATACATTATTCTCTATGAAAGAATAATTATACTTTTTATTAACCCAGTTATGTTTCATTTTTGGTGGATTGTATGAGAAGAATCCTTTATAAATAAGTCCTTTTTCTAATTTTCCTCTAAATATTGAATTTAAAACTGTTTCAACTTCATCTTCATTCTTAAACTCAGCAAGTTCTTCAAACCAGTAACGAGCAACAGGAAATTGAGCTTCTTTTATAGATTTACTTTTTTGTGGGTCATCTACTCCCATAAAAATAAATTTATTTCCTCTTTCTTTGTAAATAATTTCAAGTGGACTAAGTTTATATTCAAAGTATTCTTCCACTCCTAAAAATTTAATAGCCCATTTTATTTGTTCATATACTGATTTTCTAAGTGTTTCCCCTACTTTTCTAAAACAAATCGTATTGATGGGATATTGCATTAAATCAACAACTAAAATCAAGGCAATATTAGTTGATTTCGCTGAACCTCTTCCACCTTTACAAACCAAACGAGTGTATTTATTACTTTTCCAAGCTGAATAAAGTGGATAAAATCTAGGAGTTAATAAGTCTGATATTTTAAGTTGCTTTCTCTTCTTCTTTGATGTCATCAACTATCAACACCCCTCTTTCTTCTTCAACTTCTTTTTTAGCTTGTTCTTTTTTCTTTTCACTTCTTGCTGTTACTTTTTCTACTACACTTGCAACTTTAACCAAAGCATCAGCAGTTTTTGGATCTCTAAATTGTTCAGGATTTTTAGAAATTTCTATTAATATTTTTTTATGAGTTTCATCAAGTAAATCAATTACATCATCTAATGTCATTCCAGCCAATTTTCTAGCTTCTTCAAATTCTTCCTTATTTTCTTTTATCCAACGATAGATAGTGCCTGGGGACTTATTCAAAGCACTAGCTATTTTTTGAGCTGTATTTCCTTGAGCATATAGCTTTTTAGCTTTTAATAACTCTAAGTCCATAAAGACACCTCCATATTTTTATTTTATTAAGCAAAAATACTCTGCTTTTTCTGCTAATTTCCCAAACATTTGCTTTTTATATTCTTTTATAATAAATTTACATTTAAAATTTTCTTTTAGCAGCTTAGATAAATTATTATCTACACTTCCAAATACAAGAAATACATTATTTTTATTTTGATTTCTTTTAATAAACTCTACAAGTCTTTCATCATCTTTTATTGTCCAATCCACACCTTTATCATCTACATAGTTGTAACCTATAAAGCCTTCCTCTCCTACATTTGTTTTTCTAATGTATGGAGGATCTAAGAATATAAAACTATTTTCAAATTCCCAATTTTCATCAAATAAATCAGTTGTTATTTTTATAGTTTTTAATGCTCCTATATAAAGTTCTAACTTCTTTATTTTTTCTTCTGAATAAAAAGCATTTGTTAATGTTGTTCCATTTCCTCCAAAGCCCATTAGACTTCTTAAAATTCTTTTTTCATTTTCATTAAAAACTTCATGCTTTTTTCTTGTACTTAATTTCTTTCCACAGCAAGGACAGCATTCAGAAAATATATTTTTAAATCTTTTGTTTACTTCCTCAAACGCTTGTCTATCATTTTCATATAAGTTTCTAGCATTTATTTTTAAATCATGCTTTATATATTCAAGCCCTTTCTTATATGTATCAACAGCATTTCCAGATAAGAAGCATTCAATTTTTTCATCTTTTACATTTGCTAATACCTTTAATTCTCCAAATTCATTTTTAAAATTTAGTGGGATTTCCATAGAACCTGCAAACAAATCAACAAAATTTTCTCTATAATTTGTTTGAAATATTTCTTTTATTTCTTTATAAAATCTTCCTTTGCTCCAAAAATATGCAAATGGAGGCTTTACTCTTGCCATTTATACTACTCCTTTTAAATTTTTTTACTTTCCATACTTGTTATAACTTTTTTGAGAAGTAAATGTTGCAAAATTTGCAAAGATTATAAAAATTACAATAAATAAAAAAAACACACCATTTTTGATGTGCCTTTTTTTGATATTTTATTTTTTAATATATTCAATTAATGCCTGTTCTATTATCCAAGAGAGAGGTTTTTCAGGATATTTTTTTTCTATTTCTGCTAGAAGTATTGGAGTTATCCGAAAAGATTTTGTTACTTTCTTTTTTTCTTCTTCCAATTTTCTTCTTCCTGCTCCCTCTCTTTTTCCCCCTAATGCCATAATTATCTTCCTCTTTTTAATTTCTTTATTTTCTTGATTGAATTTATTATAACAATTATATCAATTAAAATTATAATTATAAAGAAAACTTTATTTTTAGAATAATGCAAGTAAGTTATTAGTAATAATGTGTTAACTATCAATAAAAGAGTATTCTTCATATTGTTTTTATGAGTAAAATCTGATATAATTTAATCAAGAAACTGGATTACTCCAGTTCCTTGATATTTGAGTTAGTTGAAATAATTTACTAATAGAATTATCAGCGTTAGGACTGCTATGATTAACTCTATTATTGCTGTTATTAGTTCAATTAACTCTTTTTTATTCCCTCCTTTCTTTTGATTTTTTTTCTTTTTACTCATTTCTTCACCTCCTTATGTATTTATTATACCATACTTATTTGATTTATGCAATACTTTTTTCAAAAAAATAAACTTTTTTTAGAATTTTTTTTTGGAATTTTTACCATTATTAAAATTAAGAAATTATTAGTATTTAATTGATTTTTAACTAATATACTTTTTAATAAAATTCCAATAAAAATTACCACTACTTTGAACATAAAAAAAGAGCTTTTGAACTCTTTTAAAATAGATTATATTGTAAACTTTTTTTAACTTGAAGAGAGCTTTTAAATGAGCTATCTTTTTCAAGTAATTCCAAACTTTCTAAATCAATTTGCCAAGTATATTTTTTAGAAATTTTTATGCATCTATACCCTAATGTCCCGATTTTGCAATAATTGTATATTGTACTTATTGAAACATTAAGTCTATTAGATGCTTGTGCTACACTTATATATTTCTTAGCCATTTTCTCTCCTCCTAGTAGTATTTCTTTTAATTATATTAACATATTTTATTTTAATTGACAATATAAAAAGTATCATAAAGAAAATAAAAAAGGACATTAAAGTCCTTTTTTTCAATATATTAGTTTTTTAATCTTTATCATCAAAAATATCTTTATATTCATCAAAAAGTTCTTGTGCTCTTTTATGAGTTATTAATGGATAATCTTTTTCTATTCTTTCCAAGTCCTTGATATTATCCCATATTTCAGCATCAAGTTTAGTATATCTTTTTCCATTTTTATAAAAGAAATCCCGATTTTCATGATATTGATTAGATAAATAATTTCTATCTTCCATCTTCACCACCTCCTTTCAAATCTTTTTCAATTAATTTTGTTACATAATTTTTTAAAGTTACTCCTTCTTCCGCAATTTTAATTTTAATTTTTTTGTACAATTCTTCCTCTGTTTTAAAATTTATTGTTTTCTCACTCATACATGACTCCTTTCATTAAAACAATATTACAATATTTATTGTAATGTTGTCAAGAAAAATTTTTATAAAAAC